CTTCCTCTGGTGCATTCTTGTAGCGACTCACTCGTTTGCCCTTAGGCTTACCCTCATCCATCAGCTAGTTCCTTAAACATCTCTTCTAGCTCCAAGTACCCACCAATGACTTCTGTGTGTTGAATAACAAGTGGAACCTTTCGGTATCCGCCCTTCAACATAATAGCCACTACCCAAGTATTCTCAGTGCAGTCGATGTACTGATACTCTCGCCCTTTTTCTGTGAGTAGCTGCTTGGCTTTGTCACACCAGTGGCAGTCAGGTCTTCCAATAATTGTGTACACGTTAACTCCTTGTTATATTCTAGAGATAGGACAAGGGGCGCTATAACCCTAGGCCAGTTAAGTACAATAAGCACTAGCTGTGACCTATCCCTATTCCCTTGTGGACGATCAACCCCACTCACTGTGTAACATCCACAGATTAGGCCGAAGCCTAGGTCAGACGCTTTCTATACCAAGTCGTTTTTGGTATGTTGTATTTAGCTTTAGCCTCTTTATAAGTTTCACACAAGAAGGCTTCCTTTGGGTAAACATCTAGGGCACGTTTACCATCCCAACGTCTCTTAGCAAACTCCCCACACAGGGTTTTTACTTCATCCGTGTGCTTCATCCCATAAGCAGAGTGTTCCCCACCAAGAGATATGTTATATGTTTGCCAATCCTCATACAAGGATATAAACAGTTGTTCTAACTTATACAAGTTGTTTATATCGTTTGTCAAAGCTAAAACACTCCACTCAAAAGATTCCTCACCATGCTTACGTATGGCTTTGTGGAAGTAAGAGTTTGAGCCAGATTTAGCTGACCTTATGTGAGAAGATTTTCTTTTCTCTAAGGTTGAGGTAGTAAGGCCCACGTAGACCTTACCATTGTTTTTATTGTATACCTCATAGATAAGCATTAGACACCGCAAGAGCCGCCAGTACCTGAGATAGAACAGATGTCATGTGTCTCTACGTGTTCATAGAACTCCTCCCCTAATTTAGATACAGCTTCGGAGTATGGCACAGAAGTCAAAGGTTGTCCACCTCTTGCTCCATCTGGGTAACAAGTAAAACCGCGAAGACGATGTGCATACGATGCCAGAGTATTAGCAAAGTCTTTCACAGTATCCTCATTGTTCAACTTACTTCCCCAAGCGGGTAGGTTGATAGTAGAACTAATGCTCATATCCACGTAATCTTGGACATCAGCTTGGAACTTAATTCGACGTTCATAGTCATCGGCCAAATCTAGCGCACTTTCTACATTCTCTGGGTCTGCACCATAAAACTCTATTAGTTCTTGGGCAGCACTGTCAACTACATACTGGTAAGCCCACTTATCCTTACCCTTCAGATAACGACGTTTGTACGCAACAGCAAAAATAGGCTCGATACCAGTAGAAGTCCCAGCAAGAATACCAATAGAACCTGTTGGTGCAATAGCACGATTAGCTACAGGGCGGCTGATAGACAATCGGTCAGCAAAAGATTTACTTACCTCATCGGACACACCTTTATAAACAGACAACCACTGGTGCAGTTCTGGTGCTACCTCATAGGCATAGCCTTTCTTAATAAGCCACTCGTGTACACCCATGAAGCCAAGACCTAGACGACGATTCTTAGCGCGGGTTAGGTAAACTTTCTCGTAGGGAAGTTCTGCCTTGAGTGTACCACAGATCAGGAACATAGTACCAAGACGGACTACATCACGAAGCTCATCAATACTTTCGATACGACCAAAGTTCAAAGAACCTAGATTACAAACATCACTATCATCTTCAGAGGTGACTTCTGTACAAGCGTTACGCAAGGTCTCTTTTTCTTTGTCAAAGAAGTTGAACGAGAATCCGGGTTCTGCTGTCTTCATAGCTTGAAGAACATTCTGTTCAAATACCTTACCTACCTTACCTGTCTTCCAATAATTCAACAACCATTCAGTATCGTAGTTGACAGAGATATTGGTCATGTCAAGGGGTGCAGGGAAGTTAAAATCGTCCTGTTTAATATCCCAAACACTTTTACCCGTTTTACCAACTGGTAGGTTTGCCCAGTCCTTAGCTTGAAGGAAGTTTTCAATATCCCCGTGTTTCCAATTCAGAGAAGCATAAATAGCTGACCGACGAGAACCACCTTGCATAACACGGCGACCAATCTCGTTAATCATGTTCATCTTGGGGATTGGCCCAGAGGCTTGTCCACCAGTTCGTTGAATTGGAGTCCCTTCTGCACGATATACAGAGTAGTCAATGCCGATACCACCACCTGTCATCAAACAAGACTCAGATTTCCAAGACAAGTCAGCCCAATCTTGACGAGTGTCTTCTTCTGCCCGCAACAGATAGCAGTTATTAAAGAACTTATTAGGTCGGCCTGCATAGTAAAGATAGCGACCACCCGGAATAAACTTCAATTCCCTGATGTATTTCTCAAGAGTGTCTTTATCATCCTTAGTAATAGCATCTCCACCAGCAGACATAACATCTTCTACAAGTGTTTTTGCTAGTGCAGCCCATGTCTCTGCACCTTCGTGACGATACTTATGGTTAAAAATATCCTCTGAGAACTTGCTACGAAACATGGGGTTCAAGTTGGATTTATACTTAGTCATTATTATTCTTTCCTCGTTTTTCTTTATCAAATTCTAACCAAATCAACCTATCAATATCACAGCGATTGATACCAATATCTCGTAGTGTCTTATCGTCCAAAGCATTCAACTCTTTGATGATCCTACGATGCGCCCGCCAAGTATTTACAAAGCGTAGAAATCTTACGATCCAATTCTCTAGTAATTTCTTTTTCATTCTGACCCCTTAGTCAATGATGATTGCAACACGATGTGCCTGCACTACCACTCGATTAGGAGTTACCTCAGCCTTCTTAGCTAAAGGGTTCTGTATATCCCACTCGACTAGCACTACAGGCACACTCTTGTCTTTAATTTTCTCCAGCTTACGGATTAGCTCTTCGACTGTCATGTAATAGTACTATCTTTAATTAGGTCTGTCAAGTCAGGTTCCTTATAGTTTGGCCCCTTCATAATCTTACCATCCTCACGAAGAATAGGCTTACCATCTTCACCCAGCTTAGACATATTGCTGAGGTGTACACGCTTGAAAGCTTCCCAGATTGTTGTAGTACTAAACTGTTCTTCTGCTAGTACGAAAGCTTCACTGATATTGTGTAGCAAATCCTTCCACTCTTGTTCCTCTTCCTCACTGATAACACCTTCTCCAACACCGCCACCAAGTACCAAGATGAAACCAGTCCGAACATACAGCAAGTCTGCAATCTCTTTCAACGCATTCTCACTACCATAGATACTCGTATTAAACTCGCTCAGTTCTTCCTGCATGAGTTTAACCCACAGGCGTAGGTCTAGGGATGCCTTAAAAGTTCTGATAAACTGTGCAACCATAAGTCCTTCATGCGTCAATACTTCTTCTTCTTCCATTAGCCTTGCTCCAATACTTCTAGTGTGTGTAGTTTAAGATCATCTAGGTCAAAGATGGCTGACTCCACAAGGCTATAGACGTTTTCCATTTCGTCATCTGTCCGTGCAAAAGCAGCCTCTCTGTCAACTTCAACAACCAACGTAATCTCGTACCTCATTCTTTATACGCTCTCATAATCTGCGCAAGAGATACAAACTCTGGTTCATACATACCATTAGCCAACTCTCGCTTAACCACCACACCATGCCACCAACCAGCGTTAGCTTGGCCTGCCCAATCCTCTGCTGCACCCTTGAAGCAACCTACAACAAGGCCAATGTTCCCTCGTGGTAGTGCTGCGTCCTTGAAGTGTAGGTCACGCTTATGTGAATGACCACAGGTAGCAGAACAACTTAGGTTTTGGATCACACTATGTGCATGATGGGTACCCCCAGTTGCAGTAGGAGAGTTACCAGAAGTGAAGTAGTGTGCATAGGCTACTCCGTCATACATAGCAATTGTTGGCCCACCGTTCTCATACTCATGGTAGTCATCAAACCAATGATCCGTATCAAGGTGACTGAAAGAAATCCCAAACTTCTCGCCTTCGCTGCGTGGGTTCTTAGCTACGTATGACTTGATACGATGTTCATGGTTGCCCTCAAAGCCTACCCAGTATGGGCGTTTCTTACGATGATGCTTGAAGGGTTCACGCAAGTACTCTTGGGACTGGTTGTAACACTCAATGTCTTTCTCGTAACTCTGTGATGAGATTGCTTTAGGATACTTCTCGTCATAGGTATTAAGAGAACGCATATCAGCACCATCACCCAGATCAAACACCATGTCTGGCTTCAAGTCATACAGGAACTTACCTAATGCTTTGAAACGGATGTTGCTGACCTCAGGTTCAGAGTGTGCGCAGGAAAATACTACTACTGTTTTAGACATATTCGTGAAACTCCCCTAAGTTCATAGGCAGTGGTTCGATAGACTTGTTGAAGTGGTCAATGATATGCTTAGCTTCACCAATGTTTTCAAACCAAGCCTCAATGTCAAACACCTCTGAACCTACTGCAATCTTTAAGATCAAACGTACCGCATTATCAGAGACATCAAGTCCGTCTAGTTCGTCATAGTCCAAGTCTTCTGCACGTCTAGCACCCTCAATAATACTCCAGATTTGTGCATCATTACTGGGGATAGGGTCAATCATTTGTAGATCAAACACATCCATAACCCATTTTTTCAGCCAGTTAAACATTCTTCCAACCTCTCAAGAGTTCCATGTAGTGGTCTAGGCCAACCATCACAATCCATTCAGAACGATCTGCCCTAAAGAATAGTACTGGCTCACCCTTGCCATGTCGTTTAGCTTGCTCAAGCCAATCATACTGCATCTTCATCCCAGACTTACGCCTCTTGACTTCAATGGTGATTGGCATCTTCTTGCGGGCAGCGGGAGAAAGCTGAATGTCCTCTCCCCCGTCACCCATTGTTGTTGACTTGATATCATCAGGTTCAAATTCAGGGAAGACCTCAAGAAGTTTGTCCCTGATTTCGTTCTGTCCAAGCCTACCTTTTTGTTTAGCTGCCCGTGTCATTCAATCCACTCCGTTACACGAGGTTCATTGACGACATCAACAAGGTATACTGGCCCTGTGCTGTATAGAAAAGTTCTTGCCTCTGGCCAACAAACCTTACGAAATTCGCAATAGCCACAGGTGCTGGATAGCTGAGTGTTCTCAGATGTCTTTGACTGAGGTACAGGGGGTAGCCTATCCGAAGGTATAGGGCCAGCAACAAGACTTTTAGCACGAGCAATCTCCTTCTCCTTGCCATTAAGTTCTTCCGTGAAGTTGTATACATCTAGGCATAGCTTAAACATATCTTTCTGCACGACAAGGAAGGCAGCGTTTTTCTTGTCCTTCACCCTGTCATCTTTTTGAGCGGCGTAAAGGTAAGAACTAAGCTGGCTGATGTAACCATAGGGGTCTTCTTCTCTGAGGTTGTGGTTCTTGAACTTCATGAAGCCATACTTTGACGCAGACTTAACATCGACCATTACCCCGTCAATGATAGCATCAGTGTGTCCGATGATACCGAAGACATCTACTTCGTCTTGCATACCCTCAACCTTATGCCCTGCGGCTACAGCTAAGGATAGTACGAGGGCTTCTAGAAGGTCGCCATAAAAGAAAGTTCCTAGCATCTCAGCACGTAGGGGTTCTGAGTCTTGGCTCTGGTTGATCTTGTACCATAGCTTTCTGTCGCAAGGAGAGCCAACGCCAGAGAGGCTTAGGTAATCCCGTGGTACTTGCTCTTGGGAAAACCTAGCCTCAGCAGCCTTGGCAATAGAGGAAGACAGGAACTGTGTAGATGCAGCATCCCATCCCCCTTTACCTTCGACAACCCTGTAGATATCGTCTACGAGTGTGTCTAATGTCTTACTCAAAACGGAATCTCATCATCATCTTCGACTTTGTAAGTCTTAGGTACTGGCTTAGTG